CTAAACCATATACTATTTGACTATTATCAGTACCTTTAATTGTACTAAAAATATTTTTACTATCGTTTCTTGTTATAAAATCTTTTAATGTAGGATTTGTGTCGTGTATATCTCTATGTATGATAGTAGGTATACCAATGTTGTTGAATATTGGATCAATATGATTGGAGGTGTTACCTATTATGACGGTATGTTTTTCAGGTATCCATCCTTCGTGGTAAATATAACAATCAAACGGCCAATTGTATGTAGAATAAAATCTATGAGCGTAATACTCGTATAATTTTCTATTAAGACTAGTTACTATTGCTATTTTCATTTCCAACCTTTTGTATAAAATAACTATCTGCAATATCTGATACAGGATTGCCTACCTTATCAGTATCAAATAGTTTTTTCAAATCAATTTTAGTTTCTTTATTAAATGATTCGTACATCATATCCTTATCGGCATTACCTTTACCTGTTGCACCTTTTTTAACAACACTTGGTACAATAATTTTATAAGGGTATCCCTTTTCTCGTAATCTATGTTTGAGTATGCCACAATTTTCGGCAATTTGAAATAATGCTTGACCTTTTGAACCGTAAGAATAACCTTCAATATAAGTCTGTGGGTTATAACATTGAGATAATATATCAATAACAAATTCCGAGATATTTGTAAATCTCTCAATCGGGTCTGTCCATTCTTTATGTTCATATCCTATTATATCTTCACTCAACTGTCCTATGTGTTTCTTTTTCTTTGTTAAAAAGAACCACATTAAATTTCCATTATTAATACATACGCAAGGACTAGTTAGACTATAATCAATTCCAACTATCGTCTTCTGCGTGTTCTGGTACTTCAGTTCCGTTATCTTCATCATCTACTTCGTATCCACAAAATGGACAAGTCCAAGGTTCTTGTCCTTCATTTTTTTCTTCATCCCACTTTATGCTATATTTAGTGTTGCAATTAGTACAATGCTTTTCTACTGTTTCCATTAGAGTTTAAACTTTTTAAATTGATCCTTTTTAACATCTTGTTTTATGCCACCAATTACATAACTTTCTATTTCTGTTTCTTGTGGTGCATTTTGTGTTCCTTTACTATTCAACCAATGGTCAACCCAAGGTAAAGGGTTAGTCTTTTGATCGTAAGCAGGCGTCAATTGTATTGCTCTCATTCTTCTATTTGCCATATACTCTACGAATTTATGTAAAAGTTTTTCTGATAAACCAATCATACTTCCTTGTGAAAATAAATAGGTTGCCCAATCCTTTTCTTCTTTTACGGCGTCATCATACATTTTATAAACTTCTTTTTCACATTCTTTAATAATTTGTTTAAAGTCTTTATCCTTCTCGTAATCTTTCCAATTATTAATTATTCTTTGCGACATTGCTAAATGTAAACTTTCGTCCCTAGCAATTAAAGATATAATTTTTGCTGAACCTTCTAGTTTCTTTAGTTCACCAAATGCAAACGAACAAGCAAAAGATACATAAAATCGTAAACCCTCTAATATGTTTACTGAAATCATAGCAAGATATAATCTTTTCTTTAGTTCATACATATCAATTTTTTTATCTGTTGCCCATTGATAACCCATATTAATTAAATTATCATAAGTTTGAGTTACAGATTTTGCTCGTTGTTTAATCTTTTCATCTTCTATAATAGTATCAAATACTTCACTAGGGTCTGAATATAAATTTTTAATTATGTATGTATAACTTCTGCTGTGTATAGTTTCCATAAAGTCCCAAGCAACTATAGCACCTTCTAATTCTGGTAATGATACAAAAGGTAAAAATGCTAAACAAGGTCCTCTGCCTTGTACACTATCCAACATAGTTTGATATTTTAAGTTAGATGTAAATATAAATTTTTGTTCTGGTCTTAATTCTAGGTAATCATTTCTATCTTTTTGTAAAGATACTTCTTCAGGTCTCCAAAAATATCCTAATTGTTGTTGAGTTAACTTATCAAAAATAGGATACTTCATAGTATCATATCTTTGTACTCCTAAATCAGGACCAAAAAACATTTGCTGTTTTGTTGTGTCTAAACCTTTATCTTTATTAAAAACTGATTTCATTTATATTTCGCAAGTATCACAATGCTCGTCTTCCTCTTTACTTTTGTTTTCATCCAATATAGTTTCTTCTACATCATCTTTCCAACCAACAGGATGTACTGGTTCATCATAATCTTTCTTACTATCATATGTGTTTTGATAATAAGAAGTCTTCCAACCTAGTTTATAGGTCGTCAATAAATCTTGTGCCATTACTGATACAGGCACTTGATTGTCTTCATAATTTTCAGGATTGTAAGACCAGTTTCCACTAATCGCCTGGTCAAAATATTTTTGTATAATCGCAACGATATTTATATATCCTTCGTTTTCTTTCATATCCCACAACAGACTATAATTATTTTTTAATCTTTTGTAATCAGGAACAATTTGTTTCAAAGGACCTTTTTTACTTTTCTTAATACTTAAATAATCTCTAGGTGGTTCAATGCCGTTTGTAGCATTTGAAACCACACTAGAGGATTCTGATGGCATTTGGGCCGAGAGTGTGCTATGTCGCAGTCCGTGTGTTTTAATTTCTTTCCTTAACCACTCCCAATCGTAAGTATATGTACGATTGTTAACTAGTTCATCAACTTCTTTTTTATAAGTGTCAATGGGAAGAACACCATCTGAATATTTGGTTCTATTAAAGTATTCGCATTCACCTTTTTCTTGTGCAACTTCTTTACTTGCTTTTAATAAGAAATATTGAAATGCCTCGGTTAACTTATCTACTTGTCTCCAAGCAAGTTTATGTTCATACTTGTATCCTTTTTTAGCAAGATAGTGTGCAAGTCCTATATAACCTACACCTAAACTTCTTCTTTTCTTTGTAGAAATTTCTGCTGCCTTAACTGGATATTTTTGATGATCTATTATTTCATCTAAAGACCTTACTACTAAATCACATAAGTTTTCTAATTCATCTCTTTTGTTTATTAATCCTACATTGATAGCAGATAAAATACATAATGCAATCTCACCTTCACCATCTATATGACTTATAGGATTAGTAGGTAATGTAATTTCTTGGCATAAGTTTGACATTGTTATTCTGTCTTTAAAAGAGGAGTGAGTATTACAATGGTCTATATTCATAATGTAAATACGACCTGTTTCTGCTCTTTCTTTTAATATATCAAAGAATAAAGCTTGTGCTGATACTTTCTTTTTAGTTACTGTTAATTTTCTTTCTGCCTTTTCATAAAGTTCATCAAATTCTGGTGTACCCCAACTATTAATTAATTCTGGTACTTCGTGTGGTGAAAATAAAGTTATATCTTGTTCATTAATAAATCTCTCATAAAATAATTTTGATAGTTGTATAGAGTAATCTAATTTTCTAACTCTATTATCTTCACTACCTTTATTATTTTTTAAAACTATTATGTCTTCTATCTCTTGGTGCCATATAGGAAAGTGTACTGTTGCTGATCCACCTCTTACACCGTTTTGTGTGCAACATTTAACAGTTGCTTCAAATTTTTTAAGAAATGGTATAACACCTGTGTGTTGTACTTCTCCACCTCTTATTCTACTATTGATACCTCTAATACGACCTGCATTGATACCGATACCTGCCCTTTGAGCAACATATCTACCAATTGCCATATCACTTGAAAAAATACTTGATAAAGTATCGTCAACATCCACCAAGACACAACTTGCATATTGTTTAATAGGTGTTCTTACACCTGCCATTACAGGTGTTGGTATGTTTATTTTAAATTGTGATATTGCGTCATAGTATTTTTTAACATATGACATTCTTTTTTCTTTTGGGTATTTTGCAAATAGTGTAGCAGAAATCATCATATACATAAATTGTGGTGTTTCAAAAACTTCACCACTTGATCTATCTTGTACTAGATACTTGTCCAAAACTTGTCTTAACCCAGCATAAGTAAAATCATAATCTCTATTGTGATTAATCCAATTCTCCATTCTATCAAAATCTTTTTTCTCATATAGATTTAATATTGAAGGATCATAAACTTTTTTCTCAATACATTTTTTAGTGTGTTCGTAAATGTGTGGGTGATCCCAAAGTTTATCTATAACTTGTTTTCTTAAACTATAAAGTAGTAGTCTAGCAGCAACATATTGATAATTTGGATTTTCTAAAGAAATTAAATCTGAAGCAGACTTAATTAAAATTTGTTGAATTTCATCTGTGGACATTCCATCATAAAATTGTAGACCACTATTCATTTCTACTTGTGATGATGATACACCTGTTATATCTTCAACAGCATACTCTACCATATCGTGTATCTTGTCAATGTTTAAAGGTTCTTTTCCTCGGACACCTCGTTTTACTACATTAATAATATCTTGTACCATTTAAACCTTTTTCCAATAACTTAATTTTGTTAATGCCGATAATTGTCTGTAAGTATTTTTACTTATAATACTTTCAACTTCAGGAATACTTTGACCATTCATAATCATTTCATTTACATCTTTTAGTTGTATGTCATTTGGCCATATAACTATATTATAATTTTTTTCAATCACATCATACATACGATTTATTATTTCTTTATTACGAGGTTCGTTGTCAAATATGTATAAAACTTTTTCATTTGGTATTTTATTATTTAAAAATAAATCTGCTCCAGCAGCAGCAAGACAGTTATCAAGGAATAAACTATCAATCGGGCCTTCAACGATTTTAATTTCTTTTGTAAAATTAATTCGTTCAAGTCCGTAAATCTTTTGTTTGTTTTCATCTAGTTTGATCGTTAGATATTTTGGTTGTTCTTTACCGAAAGCACGACCTTGAAAAGCAAACAATTTTGCTGTTGTATCAAAAAACGGTATAATAAGTCTAGGATGATCTTTAATAACTTTGTAAGTATTAGGTTTTACTTTGTTAACTAAAGTCATAAACTTATTACATAGATATAGAATATCAAAATACTTTTTAGGTATCTTTCTTTTAATACAATATAATCTAGCAGGATGATCTTCAGGCAAATCAGATATAGATTTTAGATCATCTAGTATTGTCTGATCTTTAAACTTCGTTGGTTTAAAATCAAACTTTGGCGTTGGTGTCGCAGGTGCCGATCCCTTGTATCTCTCTAAAATATATTGTGAATATAAAGTAGAGTCTACAAATTTTAAAAAATTGGCGAAATTTTGTCCTTGACCACAATTGTGGCATTTAAAGAACATATCATTTTTTACTCTATAAAGATATGCTCTCGCCTTGGTTTTTGATTTCTTCGAATCTCCACAATGTGGACATCTGAAGTTAAATAGATAATCAGTTTTCTTCTTAAACTGGTTTAATCTACCAGAAACATCATTAATAAATTTTAAATCAATATAACTTGACATAGCATTATCATAATATATCACCTTTACCCAAAAAAGTCAAGTCTAATTTGTTGCCGACTTTTTAGAGTAAAAAAT